GTTGCCGCCCAGGGAGCCACATGGTTTCCTATCACGCAGCGGTCCATTCTTAATCTAAGAATAGTGACATAATACTGAGCTGATGTTCAGCCCGGAATTTTAGTTTCTCAACGTGATAATCACGCTTTTTGAAGTCTATCTTCCGTGGTATTATTGGTAGTTCCGGCCGTAGAAGCAATTTTACGTCATGTGAGCCCATGTAGACATCCTTTAGTACAAATTCTACTAAGTAGATATGTGTTAATGAAAACTCTTTATACGCAGTCACTGCCTCAGAAAAGACGGCGGGGAATTTGTCTGCCAACTCCGGCTGAGCTTCCATAAGGGCATCTTCATAACAATTTTTGTTATGTGCGATAGCCTCGGTAGCTTGGGACAGAGCCGTCTGGTACTTATGTTTGAGAACAAGAGCGGAAGCTTGCTTAATAGCGGTTTCTGCGAGTAAGAAATTTTCTTCATTGTTGCTCACGCATAGTGATCTCGACGTCAGAAAGCAATAAAATTGCATGATCTGGTCGCGGGACACGTCAGAACCGTAAGGAACTGACAACAGACGCTTTATCTTCACGATATCTTGGTACTTTTTCAAGCCCAGGAAATCATACAGTGAAGACGGGAGACTACTACTGGTGTCATAACCTCGACTCGAGAGATTTCTCCACTCAAAGGCGAAGAGTTCTGGGCAATTGCGGGACGCATAAAGCGCCGCCGTATACGCTCCAGTAATCTCCGACCCTCGGAGGAAATTTCGCTTAGCGAACTCAAAACCAACCGTAGAAATATTGTTGGTATAAGAGACGTTAAGGTCATCGAGTAGACTAAGATACTTCTTGTACGCCTTTTCATTAAAGATGACAATGTCATCTCCAAGAATCAGGTACTCACCCTTAGAAGCATTTCTGCTTCCAAAGGAACACCAGACCAGGATGTGATGAACTAAGGCCATAAAAGGCCATGAGGACAAAGCACCCATTGGTTGCCCGGTATTGTATCTCACTTCTTTGGGACATTTAGTCCCCAGAGTGGTATTCCATGCTTGGGACACTGACTTGGAAACGTGAAAGGGCCTCTTAAAGAGGTTCACCCAACTACTTCCCAAACCAGGCCTTAAAAGGTTCCCTACCTCTTCATAAATGAAGGCGGGTACGGAATCCGTCGCATTAGTTAGG